ATCAAACAACATTACCAGTGGAGACTTTGATGCTGGTGTTGCGGCTTCTAGGCTACAAGCTATGGAAAAACTTTTGTCTACAGAGTTTGGTGGCAACAAGCCATTTATTGAAAATGTAGCCCTTAAAAATGATGCACAAAACGTCATGTCTAACATAGCAAGCGCAAGAAAGTCTTTGGCAACCGCTGCAAAGAAACAAAACAAAATTATCAATGCAGAGCAAGCGTTTGTAAGAGGCACTGTTGATCTTGAGTCTCAAGCATTAGATCTTTCCGAAACAGAAAAGCAGCAAGCAATCACGAATGTTTTAGCAAGACAGCCAGACATACAGGCGCAGCTTCAGTTGTTGCAAGAAAATGGTGTATCCTCAGAACAGTTTAGTAAAATACTTGTAAGGGGGATTAGTCGTCTTTCAGATGTAAATAAAACAGAGTTGGACGATGACGACAGGCAAGCAATATCTTTGTTTGAAAACATGCAAGTAAGGCCAGGGATGTTAAACAATCATCTTAAGGGTGATGACCTTAGACGCTGGAAAAGTTTTGGTATTTTGAGCGACATCTATGGGTTTGAAGGCGCGTTGCAGCAAATGAAAACACAGCGTGACGAGATAGATGTAAACATCAGAATGGCTGATATAGAAAATCAACTTGATATTAGCATAGATAAGGTTACAGATGAGCCGTGGTACAAATTTGACCTAGACCCCCCACAAAATGTTGGAGACATGCTTCTAGGCATAAAAAACCTAACACGAGAATATATACGAATGAACATTCCGTCTGATGACGCGCTGGAGCAAGCTGCCGCAGATTACTTTGAAAGCCATCAGTTGGTGCGAAATATCATGATTCCTAAAGCAGACTTTCCAAAAGGTTTGCGCAAAAATGTGATGGATAACATTTCAGAAATAGCTGACATAGTTGTTGATGATTTTGTAAGGCTAAATCCTGCTTTGATGGAGGATAGCGATTTAGACCCAGAGGACATTGGGATTAGACCAATATCAAACACCATAGATAAGTTTTATTTAGTCAGGGATGGTGGTTTTTTGTTGCAAAATGAAAATGGAGAATACGTTTCTTACACAGTCGCAGAGCTAGCAAAGGCACAAGTTGCTGCGACTAAAAGAAAGAAAGCTCAGGCACTAAAAGATCTGAATGAGGCTTTGAAAGGGAATATTCCAGTTGATGATGCGGAACAAATGCAACAAGCAATGCAAGATGCGGCAAAGTTTATACCAATTGCGCCGATGTAAATAGGAAAATTTTATTATATGGCTGAAGAACAAGATTTACTGAGACCGTTTGCAACGGAACCTATAGGCACTCGTGAGTTGCGACAAGTGCGCGAAGCGGCTGTTGAGAGAGCGAAAGAGGTTGCTGAAGAAGAAAGGCCGCAAGCGTCTTTCAGTGAGTTCATTGGGTCGAGTGTAGAAGAGGATTGGATGCACTCATACATTATGGCCAACAAGCCAGAGTTTGAAGTGGATCTGAAATATCTTGAAGAGGGCTTGAGCCAAGATCTTTACAATGAGCTTACAGCTGACATCCCAGAAAACTACCACGACTTTTTAGAAGAAACTGTGAGCGAGACACACGCAAGAAGTATGCGTGAAAGGGTCTTGGAATCGGTAGAGAATGAAAAGAAAATGCAATCTTGGGGGTGGTCTGGGGTTGCTTTGAGGGTGGGTGTCAACATGCTTGATCCAGCAGCTATAGGTATTAGCGCGTTAGGTGGTGCGGCTGCGCCCTTGGTATGGGGCAACAAAATGTCAAGGATTGGGCGTATTGTGCGCGGTGCCGTTGGTGGCGCGACAACCAACGCAGCTATAGAGGGTTACATAGCTAGTGAGAGCGTCACTAGGGATGAGTATGATGTTTTGTATGCTGGGGTTGGTGGTTTGTTGTTAGGTGGCGGTGTAGGTGCTATATCGCGTTCTGTAGGCAACGAGAAAGAGCTTACAAAAGCAATGGAAAACTTGCTTGCTGAGACTGAGAACGCACAAAAGATAGAGATACAGGCAAACGCAAAAAGAGATTTGTTAGATGATAAAAGCGTTGGTGCAGCAGAAAACCCATACTTTCCACCAGTCTTAGAAAGAAATCTTAGAAAGAACACACCAGAAACCGCTGAAGAGTTTGGCGAGTTGCAAAAATCTGAGTCTTTGTTTGGACTAAACCTTAGAATAGACATGGGTAACTTTTTAATGCAGTCGGACAATCCCATAATAAACGGTTTGGGAAGAAGACTGGCTGAAGATGCGGTTGGTGTGCGCGGTGATAATGTTATTGAATCAACCGCCGATCTGCTCAAGACAAATGCTTTTAAGGGAAAACTTGCACGGTTCTATCAAACCTACGGCGTTGAATACAAAGCGTGGGCAAAAGAAAACAATATAGGGTTTTTTCGTAGATCACAGTCTAAACAAAGGACATCCTTTGGAGAGCAGGTAGCTGATGCGATTGAAAATCCAAACGGCATACATTCACCAGCCGTAAAGCGGATGGCACAAAGAAACGCAGAGTTGTACCGCGATATTCTACGAGAGGCCAAAGAGGCTGGCGTAACAGGCTTTGAAAACATCCCAGAAAATTTAACGTATTTTACGCATAGATGGAACAAGTTTAAGTTTGATGATATGCGTATAAAAATAGGAGATAACGGTATTGAGTCTTTGCTCAGACAGGGCTTGCTTAATGGCACTACAGACTTAACAGAAGAAGCTGCCGCGCAAATTGCCAAGTCTATGAACATAAAAATTAAGAGTGATCTAGCTGGCATAGACTCTGGTTTCTCTCGCTTGTTTACCGCTGATAGCAGAGATACTTTGAAGCAAATTATGAAAGAGGAAAGATTTGGCAAGGAAGAGGGTGGAGAGTTTCGCGCATTCACGGATGAAGAGTTGGATAGCTTGCTTGGTCTGTTTGAGCAAAAACAAACTGGTGTACCGTCAAGGGCAAAATATAGATTAAAATTTGACATGGAAACAAGGTATCAGGCCGTCAATAGGGAAACTGGCGTACTTGAAGAGTTTTCTATTAAAGACTTACAAGAGCGTGATGCAGAGCAAGTATTTACCTTGTATGCAAATGAAATGTCTGGGCGCATTGCCCTCGCTAAAAAAGGCATCAAGTCAGAGAGCGATTTTGAGTCTTTGATAAATCAAGCAAAAGATTATGCTGTAAATGAAGGGGTAGGAAAGGTTAGGCAGAAAAACAGAAAGCGCATTCAAAAAGAGGAGGAAGTTGCAAGAACAATCTACAACATGATTTTAGGAAGGCGTCCCCCTAATTCTGGTGATCCAAATGCTGCTTATATGAAAATATCAAGGCTTGTGCAGGATTTTAATTTTATAAGGTTGATGAACCAAGTCGGCTTTGCGCAATTTGCGGAGCTTGGAAACGCAGTGCAAGTTGGTGGCGTACGAGGTTTGATAAGAGTGGTCCCAGAATTTGGAGCTATGATTAAACGCGCCAAGAACGGAGAGCTTACAGACCCTGTGTTGCGCGATATTGAAGCGTTTTATGGCACTGGCGCAGAACGAATGACCAATCAAATGATCCATAGAATAGACCAGCTTGAGACAAATTCTCCTTATGGCAGAGGAATATTAGACGGTGCGCAACGAGGCGTGGATAGGGCAAAGAGAATTACTGCTGACATATCAGGTATGGCTCCAATTACGCTTGGTTTAGAACGAGGCACATCTCGTATTGTCATGCAAACTCTGGCAGACATGGTGTTTTCTAACAAAAGCCTAAGTCTTAAAAGGATGAGAAGCCTTGGTTTGGGCGATGATGAAGCAAAGTTAGTTTTTAAATATTTTAAAAAACACGCAAAACTAGAAGATTCATATCTGTTCAAAACAAAAAAACTTAGAGAAATAAATTTAGAAGAATGGGGCAAAACAGCAGAGGGCGCACAAGCCAGAGACATATTGGGGATAGCAGTTGCAAGGTGGACAAGAAGAGCAGTGCAACAAAATGATGTTGGTAATTTAAGCCTGTTTATGACTAAAGAGTATGGAAAGTTGCTTGTGCAGTTTAGGACATTTATGGTTGTGTCTCACGCCAAACAGCTTCTTCATAATCTAAAAATGAATGATATTAGAGGGTATCAGGCAATGATGTATTCGTCATTGACCGCTGGTTTAGCATATACTGCACAGCAACAGATACAAATGATTGGCCTTAGTGAAAAAGAAAAAAGAAAACGTATAGAAGAGAGGCTTGCGCCTGTAGAAATAGCAAAGGCTATGTTTGCAAGATCAAGCTATGCGGCTTTTGTTCCTGGTGCTGTAGACACGGTTTACGGATTTTACTCTCCAGACCCTGTATTTTCTTATAGGAGCAGTGGTTTAGACAGCAATTTAATTACTGGAAACCCAACCTATCAAGCCTTATTTGGGGCTGCTGGTTTACAAAACGCAATCCCAGCCATAACAAGGGCTGGACTCAACCCTGATATTCAAATGACAAAAGGGCGTGCTAGGTCTTTGGCGACCATATTGCCATACTCAAATGCCATTGGCATACAAAACGCAATCAAGATAGCAACAGAAGATTTGCCAGAGAAAAGTCGTCCTAACTAGGATATTTGGTTATACAGTGATATGATGCGGTGCAAGGAGTAAAAAATGACAGTTAGCAGCACAACCAAAAGGAATAGCTATACAGGGGATGGCTCTACTACCACCTTTGCTTACTCCTTTAAGATATTTGATGACGACGATATCACTGTCATCCTGCGCACCACAGCGACTGGCACAGAGTCTGTGCAAAGCAAAACAACGCACTACAGCGTAACGGGTGTTGGCAGTGCAAGTGGTGGTAATGTGGTGTTTGGCAGTGCGCCATCATCAGCGCAAACAGTGGTGCTGCTAT